ATACGGGATCAGCAGGCGCGTTCGTTGTTAATGGCGGCGCTCTTGGAACTCCGTCCTCTGGCACGCTGACAAGTTGTACGGGCTTGCCTGTTTCAACGGGCATTTCCGGCCTTGGAAGCAACGTCGCCACATGGCTTGCTACGCCGTCGAGCGCGAACCTTGCTGCTGCGGTGACGGACGAGACGGGTACTGGCGCCCTGGTGTTTGCCAATACGCCAACCTTGGTGACGCCGGTATTGGGTACGCCGACCTCGGGCAACCTGTCTAACTGTACGGCTGACGGCACTAACGCGGTTGGCTATCGAAACATCCCGCGTTCAGGATCGGCCAAGACCACCTCGTACACGCTGGCTACCGGCGACGTTGGTGAGTTTATTGAAGTCGGATCTGGCGGCTCGATCACGATCCCTGACGCCACGTTTGCTTTAGGCGACGTTGTGTCAGTGTTTAACAACACCTCTGGCGCTATCACGATTACCTGCACGATTACGACGGCGTATATCGCGGGTACGGATACAGACAAGGCTACGGTGTCATTGGCTACAAGAGGCGTGGCGACAATACTGTTCCTCTCGGGTACGGTCTGCGTTATCTCTGGCAACGTGAGTTAAGCCATGAGCGGTTCACAGCAACTTTTGCTGGCCGCTGTACAGCAGGCCGTAGCAACTGATCCTGATTTTGAGTACACCACTCTGCTGCTGCCCGGTAACGGCACCAACGGAGCGCAGAACAATACGTTTCTAGACTCGTCTACCAACAACTTCACGATCACCCGCAACGGCAACACGACGCAGGGTACGTTCTCACCCTTCTCGCAGACGGGGTGGGGGAACTATTTTGATGGCGCTGCAGCAACGCGCTTGACGATGCCGAGTAACACGGCGTTTGCGTTTGGTACTGGCGCGTATACGGTTGAAGGTTGGGTATATTTGAATGCTCAAGCAGCCACTCAGTCCTCGTTTTTTGAGGCTGGGACAAATACCGGAGCATTGAGTACGTCAATCTTAAACAATGGAGCCGTTTCTTTAGGTACATACGGAGTGGGAGCCGTTTTTTCTTCTTCGGCAAATTCGGTTACACCAAATCAATGGTTTCACGTTGCTGTTGTTAGAAATAGCACTGCTAGCAACGACACGAAGATCTATGTAAATGGAACTGCTGTTGCAACAGGAACCGACAGTTCAAACTGGACTGTAACGACGACTCCAGCAATCGGTGGAATAAACCTTTCGGGATATACCTTAAATGGTTATATCTCAAATCTTCGCGTAGTCAAAGGCACAGCGGTCTACACGGCCAACTTTACGCCTCCGACTACTCCGCTGACCGCAATCACCAACACCTCGTTGCTGACCTGCCAAAGCACCCGCTTCATCGACAACAGCACCAACGCCTTTGCCATCACCCGCAACGGTGACGTATCGGTACAGGCTTTCTCCCCGTTCAACCCCACGGCTGCTTGGTCTGCCTCGACGAATGGCGGCAGCGGGTATTTCGATGGGAGTGGGGATTATCTGACCACCACGACTTCTTCCGCGTTTGACCTTTCAAGCGGAGATTGGACGATTCAAGGTTGGTATTACCCAACGGCCTACTCTGCCGGAAACAACGTACTTATTTATGTAGGAACGTCGGCGGGAGATAAAATTGTCATTGCGGATATTTCAACTGGCGGCAGCGGACTGTACTATTTGCTGAATGGTTCACCCGTTATTACATCCTCAACAAAGGCACCGCTTAATGCTTGGTCATTCTTTGCTTTGGTCAAGAGCGGAAGTACAACGACCCTGTATCTGAACGGCGTTTCTCTTGGAACTACTACATCTGTTCCAACGTCGTCTAACAAAAGCGTTAACCTCGGATCAGATGCGGGTGCCGCAGTATTCCAAGGGTACTTTGCGGATATTCGGATTCTTAAGGGAACGGCTAACACCGCAGTCCCAACCGCCCCGCTTACGGCCATCACCGATACCTCGCTCCTGCTCAACTACACCAACGCAGGCATCTACGACGCTACGTCCAAGAACGATCTTGAGACGGTCGGCAACGCGCAGATCAGCACGACGCAGAGCAAGTTCGGCGGCTCGTCGATGTATTTCGATGGGACGGGAGATTGGCTTGCCATTCCTGCTACGCAAAACATTGTTTTTGGAACCGCTGACTTTACGATTGAGATGTGGTTGTATTCCGGCTCTCAAAGCGGCACAAGTGTCCGAATGATGGGTAATGGTGCTGGCGGTAGTTGGGCGAGCGGAAAATACATCCTCACCACTACGACTGCTGCAAACCCAAACAAATTTACGTTTGCCGTTAATAATACATCGCCTGTTGATTTACTTGTTTCAACAACGACTTTTAACGACAGCACTTGGCGACACGTTGCAATTACGCGATATGGCAATGTGTTCCGACTGTTTGTAAATGGAATTCAAGAATCTACCAATACTTCGTCTGCTTCTGTGGATAACGGCACGGCGGTTCAAATCCGTATTGGTAGCGGCGGTATTTCCGGTGACGCTGATTGGGCGGGCTACATCGACGACCTTCGCATCACCAAAGGCATCGCCCGCTACACCTCTAACTTCACCCCGCCGAGCGCGGCGTTCCCGCTTCTGTGAGATAACCCATGACGCTTTATAGTTTCAAAGGCCACTACCCCGTCGAGCAGATCGACAACAACAAGGGTTGGTACGAGGTGCCTGCCAAGCCGGAAGCGCCAGAGGGTAAGGAAGTTGCGTGGCTCAACGGCGAATGGGTCGTGCGTGATCCCAAGCCCGAGGATCGCCCCGGCTACCAATGGAACTGGAACCACAGCGAAATGGCATGGGTGGAGTGCGAGTACGTTGTGACGCTGCCAGAAAGCGAGGTGCCGCCGGTTATCGAGCCGACGCCTGTCACCGCCTCTGCTGTTGTCAGCAACGAGTTTGACATTACCGTAAATGGAGAGCCTATCTAATGGCCGAGTGGAAAGTAGAAAGCCTTACGGCTTATCCGAAACTCAATGACAAGGAGAACGTGGTCTATTGCGTCCATTGGCGTTGCGATGCGCTGGATGCTGTAACGCAGTTGTCTGCGCCATCGGGGAACTTCATTCCATTTGAGGATTTGACCGAAGGCGTCGTGCTGGGCTGGGTGTGGGATAGAATCTCAAAGTCCGGTATGGAAGCCCTTGCCGCCAAGATCAAGGAAGAGGCCGAGAATCCAGCGCCGGTGGCCGTCGAGGTCAAACTGCCTTGGGTTGGGAGTAACTGAATATGGCTGATTCGCGCGCTGCTGAAGTTCTGGAAGGATACGATCGTCTCAAAGGCGCGCGTGGCACTTGGGAGAATCATTGGCAGGAAGTAGCCGAGCGCGTATGGCCGACGATGGCCGAGATGACGGGCTGGCGTACACCGGGCGAAAAGCGATCCGAGAAGATCTTCGACTCGACTGCCCAGCGAGCTCTGCCGCGGTTCGCTGCCGCGATGGACTCGATGCTGACTCCCTCTACGCAAATGTGGCACGGGCTGCGCACAGGTGTCCCAGAGCTCGATGACGACGTAGCCGTGCAGCGGTGGTGCGATGCGGTGCGGGATATGATGTTCCGGCAGCGTTACGCTCCGACCGCTAACTTCGCTTCGCAGGCGTTTGAGTGCTACATGAGTCTCGGTGCGTTCGGTACGTCGGCGCTCTTCGTCGATGAGATCCCAGGCGTCACGCTGCGCTATCGAGCGATCGCCCTCTCGGAGCTGGTGATCGACCTTGACCATACAGGCCGCGTCGATACCGTTTACCGCTCGTTCCAGCTCTCTGCTCGTCAAGCGATGCAGATCCCGGGCTGGGCTGACAAGCTGCCGCGTGGAATCGTGGGGCAGGCCAAGAGCGCGCCGAACACGATGTTTGAGTTCGTGCATTGCGTTCGCCCGAATTACGATTACAAGGAAGGCATGGCCGGCCCTGACGGGATGCGATATGTATCTCGGTATGTATCGCGCGAAGGCCAGGTGCTGCTCGAGGAAGGCGGCTATCGGGTGATGCCGTATGCGGTCGGTCGGTACGTTACCGGGCCGCGCGAGATTTATGGACGGTCTCCGGCGATGGAGGCTCTTGCGGATATCAAGTCGCTGCAAGAAATGGAAAAGACCATGCTTCGGATGGCGCACCGCATGGTTGACCCGCCGCTCATCTTGACCGAGGAGGGGGCGTTAAACGCCTTCTCCGTGCGTCCTAATGCATTGAACTACGGGTATCTGCGAGACGACGGTACTCCGCTCGTTCAGCCGCTGATGACGGGTGGCAATCTGCCGATTGGCATCGAGATGTCGGATCAGAAGCGCCGCGCTGTGAACGATTCGTTCTTGGTGACGCTGTTCCAGATCCTCGTAGAGTCGCCGCGCACGATGACGGCGACCGAAGTGCTCCAGCGCGCGCAGGAAAAGGGCGCTTTGCTCGGGCCGACGATGGGCCGCCAGCAGTCAGAGTTCTTGGGGCCGATCATCGATCGCGAGCTCGACCTTCTGTCTGCGAGCTTCTCGCTACCGGAACCGCCTCCGATGCTGCTCGAGTACCTATCCTCGGGTGGCGAGATCCTGCCGAAGTATCAAGGGCCGCTCGCTCGGTTGATGAAAACCGAGGAGGCTGCCGGCATCCTGCGCACGATTGAGGCGATGCTGCCGGTTGCGCAAGTCTCTGGCGATATGTCGGTGCTGCGCCGCATCAATGCAGACGAGGCGATCAAGCTCATTGCCGAGGCCAACGGTGTGCCGGCCAAGGCGCTGCGCACCGATGAGGAGCTCGAGGAGATGGATGCTGCTGACGCTCAAGCCGAGCAGACGCAAGCCCTGCTGGCCGCGGCTCCGATCGCTGGGCAGGCCGCTGAACGATTTGCAAAGGCCGAACAGATCGCGGCATCGGCCCCGCGTAGAGCAGTCCCGGGAGTTTGACGATGGATGCGCAGATGCTTTTCAACGTACTGGTCGGCGTGTCCGGGTTCTTGGGCGGGTGGATTCTGAATAACATCAGCCGCTCGATTAACCAGCTTGATCGGGATGTGCGCAATATGCCGCACGTTTACGTTACCAAGGCCGACTACCGGGACGATATCCATCACATTCGCCGGACGCTGGATGACATTTTTAACCTGATCAACCAGCTCAATACGACTAAAGCGGATAAGTAATATGGAGCTGTTCGAGATTTTCACCCGTGCATGGCCGGTGATTCTCGCACTCATCACGCTAATCATCGTTCTGTCAAAGCTGGATCTTCGAGTGGCTGTGCTCGAGGATAAGATCAAGACATTATTTGATCTGCTCAACAAGGGGAAATAGCAAAGTGACCATGCAAAAGATTGTGGATATGTTATTCCCTGTATTGCTGGCTGCTGTTGGCTGGCTGTTGACGGAGATCGCGTCTTTTAACAATCGCCTACTGTCGGTTGAGAGCAAGATGCCAGCCCTGATTACAGCGGAAGGAGTTCCGACTGACAGCCCGGTATCGGCAGAGCGACGGCACAAAATGAAAGAAGAGATTTATACCGACATCCATGACTTGCAAGTGCGGGTCAAGCTCATAGAGGAACGCAACAAATGATGACGATGCTTTCGACGTTTCTGTCGTTCCTCGCTGGTGGCCTGCCGAAGATCCTTGAGTTCTTCCAAGACCGGCAGGACAAGTCGCATGAGCTCGCCATCCTGCGTATGCAGAAGGAGCGGGAGCTGGAGCTCGCCGCCAAGGGCTTTGCCTCGCAGGAAAAGATCGAGGAGATCAAGACCGAGCAAGTGCTGGCTCAGACTTATGCCGAAGAACGGGTCGCGCTGTACAAGCACGACGAGGCGATCGGCAAGGGCGCCAGCCAATGGATCATCAATCTGCGAGCCAGCGTCAGACCTGTTGTGACTTATATCTTTGTGCTGGAACTTGTTGTTTTGAATGCAACTGGTGTATGGTACGCCTATAGCACCGGCATTCCTTTTGCCGTGGCTATGGATAACGTCTTTGGCGAAGATGAAATGTTGATTCTGTCCAGCATCATTGCTTTTTGGTTCGGGACACAGGCATTTAGCAAAAGATGAACACAAGCGAGCAGGCGCTCGCGTCGATTAAGAAACACGAAGGTGTGCGCCTGCGACCGTATTTATGCCCTGCCAAACTCTGGACGGTGGGCGTCGGCCATATGCTCTATCCCGAGCAGGCTCGTTTGCCGGTGGTGCGTACCGCCGATAATGGCAATTTCCCTCTGCGCCGGGACTATCCGCTAAAACAAGAGGACGACCGTGTCTGGGACATTGACGAAGTGGATGCTCTACTTGCTCAAGACCTTAAACGGTTTGAGTCGGGCGTGGCCCGATATTGCTCTGTTGATCCTGATCGTCAAGGCCAGTTCGATGCCTTGGTGAGCTTTGCCTTTAATGTCGGTCTTGGCAATCTCCAGCGTTCGACGCTGCGCATGAAGCACAACCGAGGCGATTATTGGGGCGCTGCATCGGAGTTCATGAAATGGACAAAAGCCGCAGGAAAGGTTCTGCCAGGTCTGGTAAGCCGAAGGCAGGACGAAGCAAGGATGTATCTGTCCCCGTAATTCAGATGTATGACGGGGTTTGGTATCGAGTCAAAGGTTATACCTTCACCGAGTGCTGCGATTGCGCCTTGACCCACAAGGAGCAATATCGACTCGTTGATGGGCATTTGGAATGGACAGCGGTGCGCGATGACGAACGTACCGAAGAACGCCGAAAGGAACTCGGCATCAAAGTAACCAGAAAGAGGTGATGCTGTGGTAGCCGCCAAGGCGACTGATGATCAGATCATTGCGACGCTGCAAAAATACAATGGCATCCGTGCCAATGCAGCATCGGAACTTGGGATGAATGAGCGCACTCTTTTGCAGAGATTAAATCGCATGAGAAAGCGTGGATACGAGATCCCGAAATCAACGTATCAACCTGGTAGGCAGATCCCGAATGAGGAAGCGTTCGAGTTCACGCCGATACCAGACGACGACGTATCGATCGACGAACTCATCGAGCAGCGCAAAAGAAAATTCCAGCACAAGCGCGAGCACGAGGAAGCGAGCAAGCTCATTCCAATTCGCATCAAGATCCCGGGGCCGATTGGTCTTCTGCATTTTGGCGACCCGCACGTTGATGACGACGGCACCGACATCGAGGCGCTCGAGCGTCACACAGAGCTGTGTCGCAAGGTTGAGGGGCTTTTTGCCTGCAACGTCGGCGACACCACGAACAACTGGGTTGGCCGTTTAGCAAGGCTTTACGGAGAGCAGGCGACATCTGCGGCGCAGGCATGGAAACTTGCAGAATGGTTTGTCGATCGCTGCCGCTGGCTCTATATGCTGGCCGGCAACCATGATGCATGGTCAGGAGCGGGAGATCCGCTGAAATGGATCGCAAAACAGCAAGTCTCAAACTACAAATCTAGCGAGGCCCGCATCGCCTTGAAATTTCCGAATGGCGCAGAGGTGCGTGTCAATGCTCGCCACGATCACAGCGGCTCGTCGGTGTGGAATCCCGCTCACGGGCCGATGAAAGCCGCGATGCTCGGCACTCGAGATCACATTTACGTCGCCGGGCATAAGCATGAAAGCGCCTACTCGGTGCTGAAAGATCCGATTAACGGCATCACGATGCACCTTCTGAAGGTGGCCAGCTATAAGGTGTACGATCGATTTGCAAAAGAGAAAGGTTTCCGCGATAACGCGCTCTCGCCTTGCGCGGTCACAACGATCAACCCGCTACTGCCGCCGAGTCATCCAGACATGATCAAGGTTTGGTGGGAGCCAGAAGAAGGCGCGGAGTATCTGACATGGCTGCGGAACCGATGAGCCTGATTCTGCTGTCGTTCCTCTGCTGCCTTGTGGTGGCAGATGGAATCCTGACGCATGAGATTCTGCGTCGCGGCGGTCGAGAGATGAATCCAGTTTTGCGCAAACTGTTTGAGAAGATCGGCGTCGTCGAGGGACTGGTGCTATCTCGAGCAATGCTGATTATGGTTTTCATTGCGTCGCTGAATTCCATGCCAGTTCTCGGGTGGGTGGCGCTGAATGTGTTCTATGCGTTTGTGGTCGCTCACAACGCCAAACAACTGATGGGTGATTGATGCCGAGTATGGTTGCTGTGATGCGCGCTCGAGTTGCTCGAGTGCTGTTTCGATCTCGCGCCTACAAGCGAGCCCTGATCGATGGTAAGACGAATCAGTTATCGCAAGACGGGCAGATCATCCTCGCCCATCTGAAGCGATTCTCCCGCTACGGGAAACCGCCTGTCGCCGTGGATAAGGCCGGCGCGACAGATATGTTCGAGGTTGGCCGCATGGTCGGTCGCCAAGAAACGGTGCAGCTCATTGTCGAGGCGCTGCAACTGGACGAAAAGACCTTGACCAATCTACAAGAGGAATTCATCGATGAGTGACGATCAAGGGTCTGCGGAAGCAGGCAACCCGACTGCTCCGGCAGCGGCTCCCGCGTGGTACGCGCCGGAAGGGATCGACCAAGGAACGGCAAGCCAGCTTGGAGAGCTGGTCAAGGCCAAAGGATGGAAGGGGCCGGCTGACGCCCTGTTGTCGTATCAGAATCTCGAGAAGGTGTTCGGCGCTGACAAGGCTGGACGCACGATTCTCGCCCCGAAGTCGGATGACGACGCCGAAGGCTGGAGTGCCGTCTATAACCGCCTAGGACGCCCGGAGAGCGCCGACAAGTACGAGTTGCCAGTACCGGAAGGGGATGACGGTTCGTTCGCTCAGGCTGTCGCTCCGGTGCTTCACGATCTTGGCCTGACTAACAAGCAAGCCAAGGGTCTCGCCGAATGGTGGAATCAAACGTCCACACAGCGGATAGAGATGGAGCGCGAGGCTTTCTTGAACAAGTCCGAGGAGGAATTCTCGGCATTGCGTCGGGAATGGGGTGCCGCGGCTGACCAGAACATCGAGCTTGCCAAGCGAGCGGTCGCCAAGTTCGGCGTTGCTGCCGGATTGGATGCTGACGGTCTCGAGCGATTGGAGCAGGCGATCGGCACCGGCCCGATGATCAAGCTGTTCCAAGCGGTCGGTTCGGCGTTTGCGGAAGGCACGTTTGTCGGATCTGAAGCGCAGACCGGCGGCGCGCTGACTCCGCAGGCTGCAAAGAACAAGATTGCTGGGATGTTCGCGGATCAGGAGTTCATGGGTCGCTACATGAACCGTGACGAGAAGGTTCGTCAAGGTGCGATCGAGGAGATGATGCGACTGCAACGAATGGCTAACCCAGAGCTGTTTACAGAGTAGTTGCTAGTGTGATACGCGCGAGGTACTATCCTCGGCGTATTCTCCTGTGAGAGCTAGACTTGAGACCCGGGAGAAATCTCGGGTCTCTTTTTTTGCGCATAGGACAGGGCAAGTCGCAAGACCCCAACTGACAGTCGGAAAGACGACCGATCGGTGAGAGCGTATCTCGCAAGGATTCTGGCCCCGGCAACGGACAAGCCATCCGAGAAACACTACATATTTAGTTTTTTTGGAGGGCTATCATGGCCGACAATATTGCATCAGTTTATGCCGTACAGTACGGCACTAACATCTCGCTGCTTTTGCAGCAAAAGGGCTCCAAGCTGCGCACTTCTGTGCAGACTGGTTCGTACAAAGGCAAGCAGTCTGAAGTCGTCACGCAGTACGGTGCTACCGCTGCTCGTGCCGTTTCGACCCGCTATTCGCCGATCGTCCCGGTCAACACTCCTAACGCTCGCCGTTGGGTGTTCCCAGAAGATTTCGATTGGGCTGACCTGATCGACAACTTCGACAAGCTCCGTCTCCTCGCTGATCCGCAGTCTGCCTATGCGCAGAACGGTCTGTACGCGATGGGCCGTGCGATGGACGATGTGATCATCAACGGTATGCTCGGCGACAACAAGACGGGCGAAGCTGGCGGCACGACCACGGGCTTTGACACGACCAACCAGCGCGTTGCTGTGAACTACGCTGCCTCGGGCAACGTGGGCCTCACGGTCGACAAGCTGCGCGAAGCGCGTCGCATCCTGATGGAGAACGAGGTTGATCTCGACGCGGAGCCGGTGTATTGCGCCATCTCTGCCGAGCAGCACGATGATCTCTTGGGCCAGATCCAAGTGGTCTCGAGCGACTTCAACAGCGACACTCCGGTGATGAAGGATGGCAAGGTCATGCAGTTCCTTGGCATCAACTTCATCCACAGCGAGCGTTTGCCGACGAGCTCGAGCCATCGCCGCTGCCCGGTGTGGGTGCCTTCGGGCGTTCACTTGGGTATGTGGAATGACATCATGTCTGACATCACGCAGCGTCGTGACCTCTCCTCGCACCCGTATCAGGTTTACCTGATGGGTACCTTTGGTGCTACCCGCACCGAAGAGAAGAAGGTCGTTGACATCCTCTGCGCTGAATAAGGGAGTAAACGAAAATGGCAGTTGTAGCAGTTAAGTCAACCCTTATCACCAACGCAGACGCCCTTCCGGCTGTGCTCAATAGCCCCCGTGTAGACGGTGGTTTTGAGCGCATCGAGGTGGCGACCGCTGCGATCACCTCTGGCGACAACACGGGTTCGACGTACCGTATGTTCCGCGTTCCCTCGAATGCGGTGATGACGGATCTTCGAATCTATTCGCCGGACATCGGCACCACGACGATCTCCGACATTGGCCTGTATCGCACAGCCAAGGACGGCGGCGCTGTGGTCGATGCTGACTTCTTTGCCTCGGCTCTGTCTCTCAAGGACGGCGCGATTAACGGCACGGATGTTCTGCACGAGTCGGCTGTGTTCTCGATCGCGAACAGCGGCAAAGAGCTGTGGGACGCCCTCGGCCTCACCTCTGACCCGTCGGTGTTCTACGATGTGGCTTTCACGCTCACCGCAGACGCTGATGCGACTGCGACCGTGAAGCTCATCGGTCGTTACGCGGCGTAAGAAACAAGGGCGGGTCGGGAAACCGGCTCGCCCTTTTCTCCTAGGAGAGAATCATGGCAGATCGTTTTTACGGTATTGATCGCGGCGAGCAAGGCGTTCGTAACGTGACGGAAGGCTCGTCATCGACGGCGACCACGGACGTTGAAGTGCGCGTAGACCTGATCGGAATGAGCAAGCTCGAAGTTTTGCTTGCTCTTGACACGATCAAGGAAGCAATTCTTCAAGATACTTGGCCGCCGGCTTAACGGTCTCGGGGTCTCCCGATGGCCGCTAGCAATGTAGCAATCGCAAACCTCGCGCTGACAAAGCTCGGGGATTTGCGCATTTTGAATCTCACGGACAACACTAAGCCTGCCCGTGAAGTGAATGCCGTGTTCGATATGACACGGGACTATCTCCAGCGCCGATTCTCTTGGCGCTTTTGCATTAAGCGAGCGAATCTCGCTGCCGACACAACGACTCCGCTTTGGGATTGGGCCTATCAGTATCCGTTGCCCACCGACTGTATGCGCATCCTGCAAGTCGGCCAATGGTATCCGACGCCTGACCTGTCGGATCTGATCTCGACTGGCGGTCAAGAGTATGTGGTTGAGGGAAAGTACATTCTCTCGAATCAGGCTGGCCCGTTGAAGCTGCGCTATCTGTCCCGGGTGACTGACCCGGTACAGTTCGATGCGGCGTTCGATATGGCTTTCTCCGCCTACCTTGCATACATTCTCGCCGAGCCTTTGACGGCGAGCGCGGAGCAGAAGCAGATGGCTTATAACGATTATCGTAATGCGATAAAGGATGCCGTCATCGCCAACGCGATTGAAAACCCACCGGAGTCTCTCGCAGACCAGACTTGGATCTTGGCGAGGCTGTAACGCATGGCAAAGGTTTCGCCTGCGATCTCGAATTTCAACGGCGGCGAGGTCGGCCCTCTCTTATCTGGCCGCGTCGACTTTGAGAAATACTCGAGCTCCTGCTACAAGATGGAGCGTTTTGTTCCGACCGTGCAGGGGCCGGCCAAGCGAATGCCTGGTACACGGTTCGTTTTGCCGACCAAGTATCAGGACAAAGTTTCGTATCTCAAGCGATTTGAGTTCTCGTTCGATCAAGCCTATGTGCTTGAGTTCGGCGACCAATACGTTCGTTTCTTTACCGATCGCGGTGTGGTACTCGGTGACACACTTGATATCACCAATATCACTAAAGCCAATCCTGGCGTATTAACGTACACCGGCACCGATCCTGCCGACGGCGACTGGTTCCTTGTGAGCGGCGTTGAGGGCATGACCGAGCTCAATGGCCGATATGTGCAAGTCTCAAGCGTCAATACCGGCGCAAATACTTTTTCTCTGAAAGACTGGTTTGGCAATGCCATTGACACGACTAACTATGGCACATACGTCTACAACGGCGATCTGCAAAAAGTCTATGAGATTGCGAGTCCGTACACCGAGGCCGATTTAACGAATCCAGAAGGCGGCTGCGCGCTTTCTATCGTCCAGTCTGGTGATGTGCTCTATATCGGCTGCGAGGGCTATGCGCCGCGCACGTTGACCCGTAGTGGTAACACGAGCTGGGCATTCGCGACTTACGCTCCGACCGATGGCCCGTTCCAGGTCGAGCCAATCGACTACAAGAATTTCACGCTCGGTGCATCATCTGGTACTGGCGTCTCGCTTGCCTGTACGACAAACATATTTGAGAACGAGCACGTTGGGATGCTGCTCCGGCTGGAGCCGGTCAACATCACGACGCCGCCTTGGGAAACGAATAAGGCGGTCTCTGCGACCAATCTGCGCAAGTCTGATGGCAAGTATTACGAGGCCACCAACTCCGCTACAACGGGCTCTGTGCGCCCTATACACGAAGAAGGCACCGAGTCTGATGGTGCGGTGACTTGGGAGTATCTGCACCCCGGCTACGTCATCGTCAAAGTGACTGCGATTACAGATGCGCAGAATGCGACCGTTGACATCATCGGCCCGGGCATTGCTCCTGCCGAGGTGGTTGCCGGTGACGATTGCCGTTACCGGATTGGCGCATGGGGTGAGGCGACAGGCGCTGCGTTCCCGTACAAGGTCGCTTTCTGGCGCGATCGACTGTGGTGGGCTGGCAATCAGCAGATTTATGCGTCTGTGGCCGGCGACTACTTGTCTATGGCTCCCGATACACTCGGTGAGATTCTGGCCGATAACGCGATCTCGCTGACGCTTTCGGTCGGCACGGTCGACAAGATCCGCTGGATGACGGCATCGGATGTGCTGCTCGTTGGCACGGCAGGCTCCGAAGTCGCCGTGCAGGAGATTACGCCGAACCAAGTGCTTGGCCCCGAGAACGTCAAGTACGAGATCCAGTCGGCTGAAGGTTCGCGAGAGCTGGAGCCGGTGCTGGTCGAAGATTCCGTGCTGTTCGTGCGCATCGGTGGCCGACGCATTCTCGAGCTGCGGTTCGACATCCAGTCTGACTCTTGGGTTCCGCGCGACATGAACGTGCTGTATCCCGAGATCACGCAGTCCGGCATTGTCGAAATGGCTTACCAGAAGGAGCCGGACAACATCATCTGGACGGTGCTATCTAACGGTCGCTTGCTTGGCATGACTTATGACCGAGAGCAGAACGTCTACGGCTGGCACCGCCATCCGATTGCAGGAACGAATTCCAAGGTCAAGTCAGCGCAAGTCATTACTAGCCCAGATGCTAGTGTCAACGACGTTTGGGTGATTGTTGAGCGATTGATTACATCTGCGTCTGTAGCCAACTATCAACTGCTTGAAGATGGCTCGTTTTTGTTGCTTGAAGATGGATTTAAGGTGTTGTCTGAAACATCTGTTTCCGGCGCAAACACTCGCAAATACGTTGAGTATTTTGCTGAAGGCTTTGAGCAAAATGATGATATTGAGGGAGCGGTCTATCTTGATACCTCTCTTGAGTTTGACGGCGCTGTAGCAGAAACATTGTTGCCGGGTTCTGGCGCGATTGTTCGTGGCGCTACGAATGTCCCATTCACGGTGACATCATCGTTTGAATTGACAACAGAAGCTGATGATTTCCTGCTTACTGAAGCCAGCGAATTCATCGCGATGAATGATGATGTGTTTGTTGCTGGAGATGTTGGCCGAGAAATCCGAGTTCGCTATTTCGATGAATCCATTGAGCAATGGCGCACTTCTCGAGCGTTGATCACAAGCTATGTCAATGAGAATGAAGTTCGCTGCACGATTCTTTCTCCGTTCCAAAGTGAGAATGAGATCCCGGCCAATGGCTGGCGCATGACTTCTACGGTTATCAAGGGTCTCTGGCATCTTGAAGGGCAGACTGTTTCTGCTCTGGCTGACGGCGCAGAAGTTGAAAACTTGATTGTGTCCAATGGATCTATCACGCTGCCGGTGGCTGCTGCTCGAGCACAGATCGGTCTGCCGTATACGTCTACGCTTGCCACTCAAAGGATTGATGCGGGTGCCACGGATGGCACGGCGCAAGGCAAGACCAAGCGATACCATCAGATCGTGATGCGCCTCTATGCAAGTCTCGGTGGCAAGGTCGGGCCGGATGCGACGAACACGGATTACATCCTGTATCGATCGCTGTCAGACTACATGGATGAGACGCCGCCGATCTTGACCGGCGACACCGATAAGTTCCCGTATCCCGGTGGATACGAAACCGATGGCCGAATCTGGGTGCTGGCCGATCAGCCGTTGCCGCTGACTGTGGTTGCGATGTATCCGCGATTGAGGACGGAGGACTAATGGAAGTCGTCTCGTTCAACGCTAAATATCTGCGAGCTATGGTGCTGCAAGATGCCCAGCAAGTCATGGCCCCTCTGGTGTTTGATGATGAATACTGCGAGCAGCTCGTGGCAGCCGGCCCCGCCTACACCGTATTGGCTGGCGAGAAGCCCGTCATGTGCGCAGGCGTGGCAGAGATGTGGGCGAACCGATATGCCGCATGGGCATGGCTGGCAAAAGATGCAGGGCCGCACATGGTTGGCCTCACGCGGATCGTTGACGACTATCTGAACACTCGCCCGTATCGCCGAATTGAGGCGTATGTGGATGCTCGTTTCCCGCAGGGGCATCGATGGGCAAAGATGCTGCGGTTTGAGTTTGAAGGCTTGATGCGCTCGTTTGGGACAAGCGGTCAAGATATGGCGATGTATTCGAGGATTCAGTAATGGCGCAGTTCATACCATTTATTGCTGCTGCTGCCTCCGCTACGGCGACGATCGCTGAAACAGCGCAGGCTCGCAAAGTCGGCGAGGCGCAAGCTCGAGGGCTAGAGGAGCAGGCCCGTGCTGCATCTTTGGAGGCTGGAGCCGCAGAAGAAGCGCAGCGCAGGCAAGCTCGTGAGGCGTTTGGCGCTACACGAGCGGCTGGTGCGCAGATGGGATTGCTGGAATCGGCATCCTTTGCTGATGCTTACTCGCAAGCCGCGACTGCTGCCGAGTTAGATGCGCTCAATATCCGGTACGAAGGCGAAGGTCGCCGACGCGGGTTGATGTTTGAGGCTGGCGCTACCCGTGCCGCCAAGCCGTTATGGGGACCGGCAATTCTTTCCGCTGGTACCAATGCTTTGATGGCATTTTCTGCCGCTGGCGGTAAGCTGCCGACTGGCGGCGGTGCGCCAAAAGCGCCCAGATCTAGCAGTCTGATGGCGCGCAATCCGTTCAAGGGAGCCGCGTGATGGCAAAGCTCGAGTTCTATCGACAGCAGACGACGCCGCGCGTCATTGCTCCTGATGTTGGAGGGCTCGGGCGTATCCAGTCTGGTTTAGCGCAGACCGGCGAGGCTATTGCTCGAGGCGCTGTGGTTGCCGGCCAGATGGTTGAGCGCCGCAATCTGGAGATTGAGAAGCGCAAAGAGGATGAAGCTGCGATCGATGCCTCTGCTCGAGCCGTTGCGATTAAGTCAAAGTGGATGACGCGATCACAAGAACTGGAGCAAGAAGCTGCGGCCAATAGTGAATTTGAAGGATTTACCGATCTTGCTCGCACGGCCTATGACGAGATCGTTTCCGAGGAGCTGAAGCAAACCAAGTCGGAAAGCGCGAATGCGTGGCTACGACAGCGCGCAGATGAATACTCGCTGAACGTATTTGATGGCGCATCTCGATGGGAAGCGCAGCGCAAGGTTGAGCGTGATGTCAATCTTGTTGGGCAGTCTTTGGATCAGGCTCGGCAGATTGTTGGTTCAAAGCCGCAAGACTATGCGGCTACCCGTGACGATCTTGCCCTGCAATACGCTCGGTTGCCGCCAGAGAAGCGAGCCGAGGCATGGGCTGCTGCTCGCCAGCGCCTTGCTTATGACGCCGGATTTGGTGCGATGCGCCAGAATCCGCGCGCTATAGATAAGGCGCTCAAGGCAGAACCCGGCAAGTCTGGTATTGACTACATCGATGAGCTTGGCGCAGATGAGCGATTGCAGTTGCGCGCGCAGACTGATTCTGAATTACGCCGATTAGAAGCAGAAGCGAAGTCAAGGCAGGCAGAGCGCAGAGAAGCATTGCGTGAGCGCATTGCCGATCAATCTGCATTGCTATCCGCTGGCTATGGTGTGAGCTCGCCGATCAGCCGCACAGAGTTTGTGGCTGCTGGCATGGGAGACCAATATGGCGACTATCAGGAGTCGTTGAGAGTTGGAACAGTAGCGTCTGGTATGGTTGGCATGGATAGCAAACAGATTGCCGAGCTACTGGCTAAGGAAAAGCCTGCGCCGACAGAGACTGGATTTGCGGAAAGAAGCAAGCGATATCAGTTACTGGTCAGCTCTGCAAAGACCATCGTTTCGGAGCGAACAGCAGATCCGATTCAGTTTGCTGCGAATCGCAATCTGATGAAGATCACGCAGCTCGATCCTGCCGATCCTGTCGCGTTTGCTTCCGAACTAAAGAATCGCTCGACTGTCTCGCGCACGATGACAAGGGAGTACGGCACTCCGATGGCGCTGATGACTAACGATGAGGCCAAGGCGTTCTCGGCATTTGCCTCTGGCATGACCTCTGTTGAGAAAGTCAGTTTGTTTACAGGCATTCGCCGATCGCTGCCGGATGACGCCTATCAAGCCGTGATGGGTCAGATCCGAGCAGATAGTCCGGTAACTGCGATGGCCGGATCTATGCTCGGTCGAGAGTCGCAGATTATTACGAAAGAGGGTGGCTGGTTCTCTCGCCCGTCTACGTTGCCGGCGTTCTCTGTTGCCGAGCGCATATTGCAAGGCGAGGATTTGCTGAACCCAACGACTGGCGAAAAAGAAGCAATGGGTCGCGGCAAGTTCCCGATGCCGTCTGATGGCGATCTGAGAGCGCAATGGGTCGGTCTGACGGGTGATGCCTATCGTGCCTCGCCAGAAGTAGAAGCGACCGCCTATCAGGCTTATCGTGCGTTTTATGCTGCCGAGGCTGCTCGCCGCGGAAACTACACCGGCGAGTTTGATTCTGAAGTGTCTGACATGGCTGCTCGAGCGGTATCTGGTGGCGTCACCGAGATTGGTGGCTACAACATCCTGTTGCCTTGGGGCATGGATGAGGACAGCACGATTAACGATCTGAACAAGCAATGGCCGGCTGCTCGCAAAACGGCGGGATTGCCGGATTCTGTTGAGCTTGATGATGTGGCGCTGGTCACGGTTGGTAACGGCGTTTATATGGCGACCGATGGCACGGCTCCGTTGAAAGACAAGAATGGTCGCGTGGTTTACTTGCGAGTGAATCCGTGAGTTTCTTATCGATTAACGATCGGCAGAGACGCGAGGTTGAGCAGCAGGCGTTGCTGATTGAGCCTGCGCAAGAATCGTTTGAGCCTGATTGGTTTGAGGGCGTTCCGACTGGTATTGGCACGGGCGTTGCTCGAGCTGTTGGCGTAGCAAATCAGTTGGCCGGCGCTGTTGAATATCAAGTTGGCCGCGCATTTACAGAGCCGCTTGACATGGTGTTTGACACCAAGGCAACCGAGGCGCTGCGTAGAATTACGATTGAGGAGCCAGCCAAGTTTACGGCTGCGCAGACTCCAGATCCGCTAACCGTTGGCGCTGCTGGTCGAGTTCTTTATAGCGTTGTTGGTGTCGGCGCTCCTGCTATTGCTGCCGGAATTGTTGGCGGCCCGGCTGCTGCTGCGGCGGCGGCTGGTGGATTCCAGATGACCGGCACGATGACCGATCTCATGCAGCAAGGTGTGGATGAGCGCACCGCTATTGGTGCAGCAACTATCGATGGTGCGCTAACAACGGCTGGAGTTGCAATTCCCGCTGCGATTGGTGGTCGAGTCGCGCTGAACACTTTGCTCTATGGCCCTGGCGTTAACGTCGCGCAAGATGTCGTTGCGTCTAAAGGTATTGGCGCATATCTCAAATCGCAAGGCTATGACGAGCTGGCGCAACGATACTCTGAGTTGCAGTCTGAGCAGTTAGCTGCTGATGTCATTCTTGGTGCTGCGTTTGGCTATCTAGGTGCTCGATCTGCTCGAATCAATTCGGTCGTGTCGCAGCGCGAGATTCAGCGCGGATTGACGCCAGATGAGGCTGCTGACTCTGTTTTGCCAATGCAACCGACAGGGCCGGCATATAAGCCGCTGGAAGTTCCTCGGCAGGCTGACTCCTATGACGAGCTGGCTGCGCGCATATACGATGAATTGCGTGAGTCCAAGAAGCAGGATATCGACCTAAACGATGTAGGCCAGATTCGTAAGTTTCTTGGCGATCCCAAAGTTGAATCTTTAGCGCAATTCATTAAGCGCACGGGCGGCATTATTGATGACGGTGGCGAGCTATCGTCACGCGATATCACGAATAAGACGATGCCGGGTCTTGTCCGAAAGGATACGCCGGACAATCGGCGCGTTGCTGGATGGGACGGTGTGCGTGAGCGCATCTTCGATGCTGGTTATTTCCCAGAGAAGAATGACTATAACGAGATCACTGATTCCGAAATAGTCGATGCTCTGGAAAGCGATCTTTTCCGTGACAAGGTTTACAACGGCAAAGTTAGAGAGAAGCTCGAGGTTATCCGTCAAAGCCGGTTCTTTAACGACTCTATGTCGTATGAGGGCATCACGCCGGACATGACGCCGACGCAGATTGCTGATCGGTTGCGCATGATTGACGACGAGGCTCGAGCCAATGATGAGCGCGCGGTCGGCCCAGATGAGGAAATGATTCGCGAATACGATCAGTTTGCCGAGTCTATGGATGCGGCAATGGTCACTCGCAATCGAGCGAATCTGGAGCTGGATACTGCCCCTGGCATTCCAGCGAACCGGGCGGCGTTGATGACGCATCTTGCTCGCATGAAGGTTGCCGTCGAGCAGATGCTGCGTGGTGAGCCTGTGTCGGTGGATAACGTCGGTAAGGGCGGCACATTTGCGCCGAGACCGAAGATCAATATTGATGATGCTGAAATCATTAAGGCGCTGCGCGAGTCTGGGTTGCCCGGGGTGCTAGACGAGATCGATATGCTGGAAGCCGAATTGGCTGGCCGCGGTCGAGACTTTGAGGGCCGGGCTATTGATATGTCCGACATCGATCGCCCTCGAGGTGAGATGATGCGAATTGGCGACGAGGAGTTTCCGGCTGATATGGAAGTTGCTGGCGACGATGGCATGGTCACGGTACGCAATGGAATGCGCGATTCCGAGGATGCGATCCGTCGAGCCGAGCAGGAATATCTCGGATTCCCGGCAGCGGTGAATTGCGCATTGAGGCACGGCGAATGAGACAGGCGTGTATTACAGCGGTTGAGAAAGCGATTGGCCGATCGATTACCCAAGCGGAAGCTCGGAATATCGAGGCTCGCATTCGCAATGCAATGGTTATGGTTGCGCGCCAGCAGGGCAATGCTTATCAATCGCTGTCTAAGCAAGAGCAGTTGCGCGCTGCCGCTAACTATGCGGCTAACGAATTAGTCGCAGAGGCGCAAAAGAAGGCGCAGCGATTGCGGTTGCAGATTGCAGCGCATGATGCCATTGAGCGATATACCGCAGAACAGGTCAGACTTGGTGCCGATCCTAATCGTCTTGAGGCGTTTGAACGTTTGCTGGCAGGCAAGGCAGACGGCAAAAACAATAGCACCTCGGTAGAGGTTGAGGCCAAAGGTATTGCTGCTGGCGCGATGGGTCGATTGGCCGATGCGTGGGAAGCGATCAGCCCCAGAATGTTTGGCATCTTTGCCAATAAGGATGGCGAGGAACAATTCGTTCGCGCCGCTTATGGCGATACTGCCGGCATCAGGCCGGAGATTATCAGGGCTGCAAAAGAGTGGAGCGCGGTTGCAGAGACTTTGCGCACCCGTTTCAATGCTGCTGGCGGTGACGTTGGTCGATTAAATAATTGGGGCTTGCCGCAGGCTTGGTCTCAGGATATTGCTATCCAGCTCGGTCGCGATCAGTTCGTCAATGACATGATGGGCTGGGTCGATCGATCGATCTATCGCAAAGATGACGGCACGTTGTTTAACGATGCCGAGATGCGCAAGTTTCTCGAGGAGGCTTGGCTCACCATCTCGACCGATGGTGCTAACAAGCAAAAGAACGTCACCGGCTACGGCGCTGCCATTAAGGCGAACCGAAACAACAGGGCTCGCCAGTTGCATTTCAAGGATGGAATGTCCTCGGTTGAGGCGTTGCGCAAATGGTCTGGTCGGTCTGTGTTTGAAGCGATGGCTGGTCACGTTAGCCGCATGGCGCGTGATGTGGCGCTTGTCGAGAAGTTTGGGCCGAATGCGGATCTCACGGTTGAGTATTTCATACAGGCATTGGCCGATGAATCCAAGGTTGCGCTTGCTGGTCAGCCTGGATTCAAGGCATCTCTGATCGATAGGCGAGCAGCCTCTGCCGCTAACCTTTATAACTACGTCGCTGGCAACAATCCTCCTCCGGCTAACCTTCGAGTTGCGCAAGCATTCTCTGCGCTGCGATCGTTGTTCGTAGCAGCCAAGCTCGGAAGCGCGACCATTACCTCTATCTCGGATGAAGGCACTCTGATATTAACGAGCCGCGTTAATAACCTTCCGATGTTCAAAGTGTTTCGCAATGAGATGCGCGCATTTAATTTGGCTGACCGTGCCGAAAAGCAGCGAGCGCGTCGAGCTGGATTGCTAGTCAATACGATGCTGGATGAGGTTAATCGGTTTGGCGATGAGACGCTCGGATCTCACGTTCCAGCTAAGATTGCTTCTACGGTGATGCGTCTCTCTGGCCTTAATGCTGTGACCGAGGCTCGGCGTCGAGCGTTCTCTGTCACGATGATGGATACGATCGGCCAGCTCACGCGGCAGTATCAACTTGTCACCGATCTTGATCCGCAGGATTGGAAGATTCTGCGCAGCAAGGGCATCACGCAAGAAGTGTGGGATATCTGGCGCAAAGCAAAGCCGGACACATGGAGCGGCAGCGATACCGTTCTGACGCCGGAGAGAATCTATCAGGTGCAGGGCGTTAGCGATCTGGATAAAGAGCGAGCGGCGACAAAGCTGCTGGCTGTGGTTATCGATGAGCGTGACATTGCTGTTATCGAGCCCGGTGCTCGAGAGAAGGCTACGCTCCTCGGTGGCACGATCCCCGGCACGGCAACAGGCGAGCTGGCTCGCGCGTTCTGGCAGTTTAAGACGTTTCCGTTTGCCATCATCAATCGGCATTGGCGTCGCGGCCTTGGGATGTACAGCAATACATCTGGCAAGGTCGGATATATCGCCACATTGGTTGCGCTCCAGACTGTGATGGGTGCGATTGCAATGGAGATTGGCGACATCCTGTCTGGGAAAGATCCGCGTACGTTGAACCCAGAAAGCGCCTATGGCCCGAAAAACCTGATTGCCGCATTGCTTAAGGGCGGTGCGCTTGGTTTGTATGGTGACTTCTTGTTTGCTGATGCGACGACCTATGGACGCACATTGGCTGGTGCTATCGGCGGCCCGATGCTTGGAGCAATCGAGGACACCTATAAGTTGACGGTTGGCAATGTGCAGGAATTGTCGCAAGGCAAAGACACTAATTTCGGTGCAGAGGCTGTCAGGGCGGCTAGAGGGTATACTCCCGGCGCGTCGCTTTGGTACACAAAGACAGCGACTGATCGGCTGATCTTCAACCAGATGCAAGAGTATTTTGACCCCGGCTATCTTGCCCGAGCTCGAGCAAAGGCGAAGCGGGAATACGGAACGACCTATTGGTGGAACCCCGGCCAGCCGATAAGTCGTGCGAGAGCGCCGGAGCTTGAGGCTATCGTAGAGGAATAACCAATGACTGTTTCATCATCCACTTCTCGAGTCAGCTATTCTGGCAACGGCGCAACCGTCGTGTTTGCCGTCCCGTTCTACTTCCTTGCGAACAGCCAGCTCTTGGTGGTGCTGCGCTCGTCGACTGGAGTAGAAACGACACAGGTGCTTGGAACCAACTACACCGTCACAGGTGCAGGAGTTCTGACTGGCGGCACCGTAACGATGACTGCTGCTCCAGCAGCCGGCACGACGCTCGTCATTTCGCGAAATGTCCCGCTGACGCAGGAGACGGATCTTCAGCCGAACGATCGCCTGCCAGCAGAGACGCTTGAGCAGTCCATCGATAAGCTGACGATGATTACGCAGCAGCTTGATGAGGTGAACGATCGCACGATCAAGTTCCCGCTGTCTGACTCCTCGAGCATTTCTCCGTCGCTTCCAAGCTCAAGCGATCGCGCTGGCAAGTTTCTGAAGTTTGATTCGACTGGCGCCCCGATTGCGGCAGCTATGCCGTCTTATTACGTCAGCGTTCAAGACTTCGGCGCAAGAGGCGATGGCGTAACGGATGACACGGCTGCGATTCAACTTGCTGTTAATACGGCAAAATCCGTTTTCTTCCCTGCCGGCACTTACAGAATCACAGCTCCGATTGTTCTGTCACAGAACAACTTCGAAGTGACTGGTATCAAGGGCAAGTCGATTTTGTTAGGGTCTGGTGGCGGCTCGATTCAGGGATTGTTGCGAGTCTCTACTGCATTCACCGCAGAGAATGGCGTCATTGAGAATATGACGTTTGACTCTGATGACTCCACCAAGACTCGATGGGGAATTTTCTCTCCATCTGGTGTGTATCTGTCGCATCTCTTGATTTCTGATTGTGACTTTTACGGTCGTTTGTCTGCTGGTATCAAGGGCGTTCTGATTGGCTCTCATGTTTATCGATGCACGTTTGCCGTTTTTGGTACGGCTGGCGCTGGCACGATGAAGGCAATCGAGTCGATTGGAGCTGCCCCTGTTAATCTGACCAACATCAATGTCATTGAGCAATGTTGGATTAAGAACTGCGGAACACCGCAGTCAATCGTTGAATTCCAGACTGGCTATGAACTTGTTTTCCGTGATTGCATCATGGAGTTTGTCACTCCAACCGCGGCAGTTGTTTTGCTTTCTGGGATCTTGTTTCCGAAGTTTGAGGGATGCTGGTTCGAGGACGCGCAAGGAACTACCGATGTCGGCAAGTCTGTCATTTGGGTTCGTCAGGATGGCAACGGTATTTTCTCGGAAGTTCTTACAGTTGATAACTGTTTGTTCCACACCTATTCAACAGTTCCATCTGGTCTGATCAACTTTGGGGACAGCCCAAGAAAAGTTTGCAACTTCACCAAAAACGTCATGGTGTCGTTGCAATCGCCGGTTATTGTCGGCGGGAATACAGTTGCCTCGTTTGTGTCTACTTATGGCAATTATGCAACGGTGGGTACTGGTGGTGATGCGACTGGATTGCAGTACAACTCGCCTGCCAAGTTTGATCTGAATATTGCTGTCCCTGGCGTTGAGTTTCCTGCCACACAAGTCTCTGATAATCGACCTAATGTTCTGGACGATTATGAGGAAGGTACTTATACCGTCACCGACCAATCCGGCGCTGGCCTGACGTTTTCAACAGGGACAGGTAAGTACACCAAGGTCGGGCGATTGGTGACGTTTAATTGCACGGTGGCGTATCCATCAACCGCAAATACTAGTGCGGCGATTATTTCCCGTCCCCCGTTTGTCAATACAGATGAGGCTGCTGTCAGCCTGATGACCAATGTCGGAAGCGCCTTGCAGGGGTACCTTATCTCTACTGGCGTGAACTTTTATCCTGCTGGATCATTCACGCCGACGACCAATGCCGATCTATCAGGCAAGGTGCTGTACGTCTCTGGCGTATATATGACTAGCTCGTGAGTCGGTGGATCTCTGCCTTTAGGGCATTGATCTCATTGGCAAGGACGCTGGCCTCCGTCCAGAGGCCGCGCATCCGAAGAGTCGCAAGCGCGTTATCGATGCGCCAGTCACGCTCTTGGCCGTAGCCCCACGGTGCGGCCTTGAGTTCTTCTGCCCACGCTCCCGGTGGGCTCTCCTTGTCGACTGTCATATTCGACCTCATCTGTGCCGGGTTCGTAACTGAAATGATTGCAACGATAATCTGCCGGCCAATCGTTGGCGTAGCAGAATAGCTGCTTGCCGTCGTGCCTGGAGTGTCGGCAGCTTCGACAGTTCATGCGTAATATGCCGGGGTAAGTTCTCGCATCGCCGTCGCAGACTGATCTTCGGATGTCTGCTGTCGGGTGCGGAAAAATCCTGCATGGTCTGGGTACATCTTCATAAAGCGACGCGAATAGAAAGCGCGATAATTGTTGTTCAACTTGAATGAGGTTAGCCCGTCGCCGCCGACGCTATCCTTTTCCCATCGTATGCGCTCGAAGATCGCATTCACGGAATAGTTTTTATACCCGCGATCGATCATCTGGAATGTGAACTGGACAAACATCTCCCACACCTCGGGATGCCGCCGATGAAACTCGGCGACTTGCTGCCTCATCTCCTCATGCCTGTTCATAGGATGGCTCCGGTATGTGGATGCCGAGCTCCGCGCACTTGGCCTCGATCAACGCAAGATAGTCGCTGAATTCCTGCTTGGTAAGCTTGCTGGATCTGCGGATCGGCTTGTGTCGTTTGCGGCCAAACCCCTCGATGACTTCTGAACCGAAGGCTTCGATCAAGAAATACTCGTGCAGATCGTCTGTCGTCCAGCCTCGCAGCATTTCGCCGCCTCCCTCGAGGATGCTGGGATATATGACACCCCATAGGAATGCGTTCTGCCTGTCGGATCGTTTCGGCTTGAATGCCTCGATCGTGACTTGCCATGAGATGGCAGGATCAAGCCCTCGCACCAAGACCGAGACCGCTTGCGCGATCTGGTCTGGTTGAGTGCCGCGAGGGAATACTCGTTTCAAAACGGGATGTCCGAGATGTCGTCGTCGCTAAACGTCTCGACGACTTGCTGCTGCTTCGGTGCCTGCCGCGGTTCGGCGAGACCATCCTTCGGTTTGACGGACAGCGAGAAGTATTTCTGGCCTGCCAACTTGCCGTTCTGCCCGGTCTTGAGCCAGCCGTTGAGCCAATACTCGACGCCGTTGATGTTGATGCTGCCGGTGTAGTCCGGCTGGTTCTCGCTCTGCTTGCGATCGTTCTTGGCGAGCAGGCCGCGGTTGGTGTTATCGAATTGCTTCACAGGCTCATCTCCTTCAATGCTTTGGTTTTGCGTCGAACTTCTTCGAGGAACTTCTCGACCTTCTCGGTCATGTTCAGAATGTCGGCTTGATTGCGCGTCACGCGGATCACGTTCAAGCGCAGGCGCTCTGGCAGCTTGTTCTGATACACGACGTAATCACACCAGTCTCTGCCGGTCACAGCGAGCTGCCATTGAATCTGGTTGTAATGATCGGTCGGAACTTTCTTCGACTCGAGCAAGTCCAAGGCGGTCGCCGGCTGTACACACTTAATCTCGATCAGGCCGTCATCACCGACAAGGCCATCGGGTGAGCATCCTGCCTCGAGCTTCGGGTGCCGGACGAATCCCGTCTGATCGACGATGACCGCATTACGAGCCATATAGGCGGCGCGAGCTTCATCCTCGGTGTCAATGCCGTGCTGCATAGCGGGGCTGACATAGGTCTCTGTGGTTTCTCCTGTGAGGCGCTCGCAGACGAGTTGCGCTTGATAGTTGCGATACCCGGCTTTGCTGCTATCCATCAAGACGTTGGAGATAGCACTCCCGGTCACAAGGCCAAGACGAGCCGAGTACCATTCGGGTGATCTCTGTTCCATTATTCCTCCGCTGAATGCCAATCGGTTTGCCGACGCAGAAACGTCGGCCATGAAAGCGTGTCCGTGAACGAGCGATCCTCGAGCAGGACATGGTTGGTGGGTTGGGCGGTGTATCGCCCGTTGGTGAGCTGCATGAAATAGAACTCTTTGGATTGCGTCGGTGTGGCGCTAAACGCATCACCGATCGGAACCAAAGTAAACAGGTAGTGTCCCTGATATTCACCACCCTTGCACTTGGCTTTGCCGTTCATGCCGGCGAGATACGGGTACTCGATCATGCTGAACTCGTAGCCGTAGGCGTCCCATGTTTGGGCGTCGGCAGCAGTCCACGGTGCTGCGTTGTTACGGTGTGCAACCTGATGCAACGGCACGTTACGGTAAACCGCTCCGCACTCGAGCATTACATGGCAGCCGAAGGCGCGGCCCGGGTAGCAAGTCAGGCCGAACCAGACGCCCTGCAACCAGTCATGCTGGCCGAGGGCGTTTGGCTCCACCCAGACATACTGATGCGCTGGGAGCGCCCCCGCATGGGAGTAAATCATTCCCATCCTCGCTGGTTCAGATCGAAGTTGCCGATCGGTCGGCGGCGCATGATGTTCTCGCTCGGCCACACCAGTAGGACAGAGCCGTACTCGTGTTTCCAGCAGCCCTCGTTTGTCTCACCATCTCGAGTGAAATAGAAGGCTCGCTGCAATCCATCGAGATTGGCCTTGCTTGTGCCGAACTGGTTGGTGTCCATCTTCAGCAAGCATGGGTCGGTGGTCAGTATGGTCTTGCCTCCGAACTTGGGATCGTTATCGGCGGTTGCAAAGACGCCAGCATCAGCGGCAATCGAGCCGAGAGCAAGAGCAGCAATAATCATTTTACGCATTGGTAATCTCCTTCTTTCTGATTGCAAACTTATCTATGTAATTCTGTCGGGTGGACTCCGGCAGCGACTTGAACAGAATGGTGAGTGCATCGACGCTGGTAGCCGCAGAGAGTTTGGCATCGATCTCGGCGTCCATCTCCTCGCGCTCTGCCTCTGGCAGATCCTCGCCAGCGTAGATGTACAGGCCGAGTCCGTGCAGGGCGATGCACTTGGCAAGGCAGCGCATGATCGAGGTGTTCACCGCAAAACTGTTTGGGTTCTCGATAGGCTTGTTGCGGTGGTCGAGCACCGGCAACAGACAGGTCTTGATGTCGCCCTTGATCTCAACGCTGACCTTGACCATCCCGGTGCCATCCTTGAGGTAGACCAGAGGCAGGCCGTCGTACTCGTGAACCGTGTATCGAGCAGTTGGGTCGATCTTGAGTACCTCTGCCCAAGCCCATGCCCAGCTCAGGTACGAGAGCCCATTCTTCTTCTCAACGTGGTCGTTGACGTTGATCTTGAGTAATTCGCTCACGGCAGGCCCCTGTAAATCTTGTCGAGTTCGGTTTCGATTATTGCGTTTAGCTCGGCGAGGGCCCGGTCGCAGGCAGCGATACGCTCCTGCTCGTCGCGTTCCTGCGCCTCGATCTCTTGCTGGTGCCACCAGCTCTGATCGTCGTTACCCCAAGGGGCGTTATCGATGTGCATTGATAGTCTCCTGTCGTGAGCAACCGCGGTCGCCGCACGGGTCAAGCGCGGCAGCCAGTAAGAATAGGACGATGAGCCCGATGAACTGCGGCCAGGGCGACTTCATCGCTCTTCTCCCGCCATGCTCTGGACGCCGGCGACATAGCCTTCAGACTTGCCCAAGGTATAGGCGTACTCGATAGCCTGCTTGACAAGGGGGTCAAGCGACTTGTTGCCGATAAGGCTGGTCAGATCCGCAATGATGCGGTCGAGCTCTGACTGGTACTGGCGCGCTTGAAAAGTAGCAACGCAATGTTCGGTGTTCATGCGACCTCCGCAAATTTGGCTTGGGCGAGGGTGGCGCAGATGCGGAAGAACTTGACCTGATTGCATTCTTCCTTCTGCTCGGCGAGCCATTCGACGCAAGCCTCGAGATGCTCGGGGCCGTCGGTGTACAACTTGACTTCGCAATCGACGCAAGAGAAGTCCATCGCAGGCTGGCAGCCGCAGTCGCTGCACATAAGGGCGAACGTCTCGCAACGCTCGCAGTACATACCGAACTCGTCGTTCTGGTCGTAGCCTTCCGCGAAGATCTGCATCGAGGCGCAGCTATTGCAGTAGTGCTTCTTCATCGTCGTCTCCTGTGTGTTGTTTTGCTCGACGGGAGAATGTTAGCACAGGCTGCTATCTCTATGTCAACACTTGCTAACAAATTATTTTCTGGGCATCATGCGCGGCAGGAGGATCTATGACATTCACGGAACTACTGTCCCACTATGGGACGCAAGCAGAGATAGCCCGGGCGTATGGCGTCAGCCGTGCCTCGGTCAATCGTTGGGCAAAGACAGGCGTGGTGCCGGAGCTGCGCGTATTGCAGTTTGAGCGCAACCAGAACCCGCAGGAGCGCCGGCTGGAGCGCAAGCGTCTGCAAGTCGAGGCTGCCCGTCGATGGGCTGAGAAAGGCTGAGAATGCCTATAAACGACAAACCCCCTTGCGGGGGCTTGACGCTGCCGGGGGAATGGCATTACGCTTGGGTTGCATTTCGAGCGTGATGGAATTCTGATGAACCGTTCTGGTTCTGTCAACAACTCTGTTACGCCAAGAAGCTCGGGATCTCTGGACGGGGAAACAACGCGCAGAGAATCCTTAAACCCACACCGGGGCGGCCAGCCTGTGGGTGCGCAGCGTGTCGTCGGGAAGCGCAAATGGCAATCGGAGCAATCCGATGAAATGTAGCCGACAGCAGGGTGGCTCCGTCAGTCATCAAATCTCTGCACGATCCAGCGTTAGGCGTATTCCGTCTATGCTCCGTGCAGAGTTCACCATCAGTCATCTGGTCTAAATCAATAACTACAGGAGAAAGTCATGGGTGATGAGTTCATGTATACACCTAGCGTATATACACAGAAACCTGAGAAGAAAGCTGAAGATCGTAGTGACTATGCTGCTAAGAATTCAGCAGAGTATTGGGCTACAGCAGTTAGTGAAAATCCCCTCAATCGTTTACGTTTACTCGATGCCAAACTCGCTAGACCCGGTGTCGATGTCGAATCCATCAAGGCTCGTGCTGGTGAACTGATCCGCGAGATCGGTGCTGCCAAAGTTCTCGGTGACCCTGATTGCGTCGGCCTCGTGCGACAACTGTTTGGTCAGCGCGGTGTCGATCGGTTGAAAGAGAGGGCATCGGCATGAACGACGCTATCAACCCGCTGCATTACAAGGCTGGTGACATCGAGTGCATTGATGCGATCCAAGCTCAGTTATCACCGACTGAATGGCGCGGCTACCTTCGAGGTCAGATCGCGAAATACAACTGGCGACTCGGCTTAAAGGATTCCGTCGAGCAGGACGCAGCCAAGTTGCTGTGGTACGCATCCATGCTAGCCGGGAGAGATCCTCGTGCATGATGACGCTTATCGCAGGCTCTGGGCCTCGGTGCTGTATCAGGCGATCGCTGACGCTAATCGCAAAGGCATGGCTCGAGCTGCTCTGCATTGGATCTATAGCCCACATGATGAAGCCGGAAGTTTGCGCTGGATCTGCGATATGCTCGATTACAACTACAGCGAGGTGCAGCGTTTATGTATGACTCGAGCAGGCCGATCAGAGATTTTACGGAGGGGTCGTGTTAGAGCTAACCCTACCCTGGCCGCCTTCGATTAACCATTATTGGCGCAACTATCGTGGCCGCACCGTGATCTCGAGCGACGGTCGGCAGTACAGGCTAGACGTATCCTATCGGATACTCGAGCAGGGAATCCCGCGGGATAACCTCAACTGCCGGTTGCAAGTGACGATCGATGCGTACCCACCGGACAAGCGACGGCGCGACCTGGATAACATCCAGAAGGCGCTGCTCGATGCGATCGTAGCCGCTGATGTCATTGAGGACGACAGCTTGATTGACGCGCTATCCATCACCCGGCACGACGCCTGTGAGGATGGCAAAGTGATTGTGAGAATCAGACCTTATGCCAAAGCGATGTGAAGTCTGCGGGGTGGAATACACGCACCGTTGTTGGAACACGAAGTATCACTCGATCATCATCGAGATAGAAAACAAGAACACAGTTCGAAAGCTCATTCAGAAACTAGGAGATGGCATCGATGAAGGAAGAAAATCTGCAAAGGCTCTGGGCCGAAGTAAGAAACCTAAATCAACAACTTGCAGCAGTTCACCGCGAAATATCCCGCGTAGAACTTGGTTTGCCGGAACCCTTCGACTTCGGTAAAGATTGGATACCGCCGTACTTGAGGGAAGGGTCATGTATACCGTTACGGACGACGATGTTACCGACGAAGAATTGAGCAACGTAGATACCATCGTGACGCTCGCAATCGCTTGGCATACCATGCGTGAATACGAACGGGTACTGAAACGGATCTCAAGATGGCAGGACGATGGCCCCTCGATCTGGGCGCGCCGGGTGTTGAAAGAATACGAACGGAGACTCGACTCGTGAGCGATGGAATTAAGCTGGCCCCATGCCCGGGCTGTAACAACAGCGGCTGGGTCGATGATGGGTTCGGCGATTGGATTAGATGCAAAGACTGCAACCCGCCTCCACCGTCAGCGAAGGTGCTGGAGTTTGTCCGAGGCGCTCGGGTGCGCAAGCCGAAAGATCCGGTAGACGACTTGCCTCCCGCGGCATAAAATCTAAAAATGGCAAAGAGCACCGTCAACGCGGCTGGCAACTACACGATGGCGAAAATGCGCAAAGAGCTTTTCGAGTCCATCAAGGCGCGAGCGGTGCAGGGTACAGCGGCAGGCCAATGGTCGGCGCGCAAGGCCCAGCTTCTTGCCAAAGAGTACAAGCGGCGTGGCGGGGGGTACCGCGATTGAAAGCGCCGCAGCGATCGCTGAAGGAATGGACAGCGCAGAAGTGGCGCACCAAGTCCGGTAAGCCCTCGAGCGAGACGGGTGAGCGGTATCTACCGAGCGCGGCTATCAAGGCTCTGTCGCCTGCTGAATACGCAGCGACGACCCGGGCAAAGCGAGAAGGCAAGGCGAAGGGCGAGCAGTTTGTTGCGCAACCGAAGAAGGTTGCCGAAAAGGTCAAACGATTTCGGTGAGGGATCTATGATGGGCAAAGGCGCAAAGATGCTCGCAAAGCACCTCGAGATGATGGACGAGGGCGAGGACTACAAGGAAGGCGAGAGCGAGGACGAAGGCGAAGAGGCCGGCGAACTCGAACTCAAGGTCAAGTTCAAGACCGCGGCTGAACTGCGATCGTTCCTGATGCGAGGATTCGGTGGCAAAGTCAGCGCGGCTCGGTGACACGGGTGACAATGAGCTCCCTCCGGTCAGGCGTGGCATCGCTGGCGAGATCCGTCTCGGCGCTGCTGCGTTCCGTCCGATCGCGGCTCGAGCAACTCGTCTCGCAGGCGCGCAAGCCGTTGCACCCACCCGCCTCGGAGGCAGAACCGAAGGCCGAATCCCGTTCTATCAAGACAAAGACACGCCGACGACGGAAACGAGACTAGTCCCGTGAAAACTCCTGCATGGCAACGCAAGGCTGGGCAGAATCCGAAGGGCGGTCTCAATGAGGCTGGACGCCGGTCTGCGAAGGCCGAGGGCATGAACCTCAAGGCTCCGGTCAAGTCCGGCGACAACCCGCGGCGCGCAAGTTTCCTTGCGAGAATGGGCAACGCTCCCGGCCCGATGAAGGACGAGAAGGGACGACCGACCAGGCTGGCGCTTGCCCTGCGCGCATGGGGTGCTAGCAGCAAGGAAGATGCTCGAGCGAAGGCCCGGGCTATCAGCGCGCGTAATAAAGGAAAGTGACCGTGCCTTTAATTAAGTCATCCTCTGCTAAAGCTTTCCGCGAAAACATTCGCACCGAGATCAGGGCTGGCCGACCGACCAAGCAGGCTGTCGCGATCGCCTACGCTACGAAGCGATCCGCTGCTGCCAAGAAGGGCGCTGCAAAGCGTAAGGGCTGATGGATAAAGTCGAGCAAGTCCGGCGCGTACTCGAGCTGATCGAGGACGGAATGTCCGAGCGATCGGCCTGCGCGGAAGTAGGAATCAGCCGCTCGACTTTCAGAACGACGGCGTTGAGAGTCAATTCGGGCGACCACTACGCGCGCGCGCTAGAAGCTCTGGCGCAGGATCAGGTCGAGAAAGCCGAGCAAGTCATCGAGGATATGCGCTCTGGCGTCATCGACGCACAGCAGGCCCGGGTCGAACTCGATGCTCGCAAGTGGTTTGCGTCCAAGTTCCTGCCCAAGCGATACGGCGACAAGGCCGAGGTCGAGCACTCCGGCAATGTCGGTCTGACCGTCAACGTAGTTCGTCTAACCGATGCCGACAATAACCCTGCCGCATAACGGCTGGAGACCAAGACCGTACCAGATGGGGGCATGGGGTGCGCTCGAGAGCGGCACCAAGCGCCTCGCATTGGCATGGCATCGACGCTCCGGTAAGGACGACATTAGCTTGCATTGGGCTGCGGTGTCCATGATGACTCGCGTCGGTTCGGTGTGGCATATGCTTCCGCAGGCCAACCAGTCGCGCAAAGCAATCTGGGATGCGGTTAATCCGCATACCGGCAAACGGCGCATCGACGACGCATTCCCGATGGAGCTGCGCGAATCGACTCGTGAACAGGATATGTTTATCCGGTTCAAGAATGGCTCGACATGGCAAGTCGTCGGCTCCGATAACTACAACAGCCTGGTCGGTTCGCCTCCGGTCGGCGTCGTGTTCTCCGAGTACGCGATGGCAGATCCCAACGCATGGGCGTTCCTGCGTCCGATCCTCGCTGAGAACGGCGGCTGGGCGATCTTCATCTCGACGCCTCGAGGTCGCAACCATTTCGCTCGGCTGGTCGAGTACGCCAAGCAGGATGCCGATTGGTTCGGTCAGGTGCTCACCGTTGAGGACACGAAAGCGATTCCGATGGATACCATCCAGCGTGAGCGCAAAGAGCTACGCATGGAGCGCGGCGACAAGGAAGCCGAAGCGATCATCCGGCAGGAATACTATTGCGACTTTGACGCAGACATCCCAGGCGCATATCTCTCGGAGCTGATCCGCAGCGCAGAAGCCAACGGCAGGATCGGCGAGTTCCCGCACGTTATCGGCCAGCCTGTCGGCACGGCATGGGATATCGGTGTCGGCGACTCCACGATCATCTGGTTCTATCAGCTCATCGGTCACAAGGTGCGCATCATCAACGTGCTCGAAGGATCTGGCGTCGGGCTCGAGTGGTACGTCAAGAAGCTGCTCGCGATGGATTACGTCTACGGCGATCACATCTGGCCGCATGACGGCGCTGTGCAGGAGTGGGGATCTGGGCAGTCTCGAGTACAGGTCGCTGCTGGCTACGGTCTCAAGCCGCGCATCCTCGAGCGCGACTCGGTGGACGACGGCATACAGGCTGCGAGAATGATGTTGCCTGCGACCGAGTTTAATACCGCACCAGATCCGTTCCCTGGCGAAACGGCAGACGAGGCGAAGTCCCGCATGACTCGCGCGCTCGACGCCCTGCGGCAGTACAGGCGCGAATACGACGACAAGCTCCAGCGGTTCAAGGACAAGCCGCTGCACGATTGGACGAGCCACTATGCTGACGCATTCCGGTATCTCGCGAAGGGTCGCAAGCCGTTCCGCGGTACGGAACAGGCGCGTCGTCCGAGCCATCAAGTGGCAGTAGCAGACTACAGGGTGCTGGGGTAGACTACTTGCGCAACCCGAAAGGAGCGCCAGATGTCAAGTCTTTTTAAGCCCAAGATGCCGAAGATCGAGCCGACGCCTCCACCTCCGACGGTGGACGAGGCGCAGCTCTCGCGCATTGAGCAGCGCCGCATGGCTCGTCGCCGTGGCCGCGCGTCTACGATCATGTCGACACCGGGCAGTCAGCAGACTGGTTCGGTAGCCGTGTCTAGATTGCTTGGCGGCGGCTAATGGCAACCAAGAAGATATCGGCGCTTACGTCTCTTGCGCAGGATTCGATCGATCCTGCCGCTGACGTATTGCCGATCAACGACACCGGCTCGAGCGAAACGAAGAAGGCGACCGCGGCTGCGATCGTCGGCAAGTCGATCGGTGCGCTGGCTGCCACATGGAACAACGCGCTCACGACGTTTAAGGCTCGCGTGTTCAACGTCACGGATACCGCCTCGGCTGCTGGTTCTCTGCTTGATGATCTGCAAGTCGGCGGTGTCAGCAAGTGGTCGGTGCGCAAGGATGGCGTTCTGACGGTTGGCAGCGTTCCGATTGGCCGCATTACGGAGAACGATTACGGTGCGTTCTCTGACATCACCGATCAGACCGCGGTTGCCAATACGGCTACCGGCGTGATCTGGGGAACAACGGATTATTCGAGCGGTATCTCGGTTGCGTCAAACACTCGCATCACCGTCACCAGAGCTGGCATCTACAAGTTCGATTTCAACCTGTTGCTGAAAAACACCAGCAGCTCGTCGCACATTGCTAGTTTCTGGCTGCGTAAAAACGGAAGCGATGTTACCAATTCCAATACTGACGCGACGGTTCCGGCTCAAGGTGGCGGCATCCCTGGTACTGCTGTTGTGACGATCGTGTTCACGCTTCAACTGGCTGCCAGCGACTACATCGAAGTCATCTGGTCGACGCCGAACGTAGCAGTCACGCTTGATCACACGGCTGCGCAGACTTCACCAACTAGGCCGGTTACACCATCGGTCATCGCAAACATCAATCGAATCGCCTAATCGGAGATTGAAATGGCAACAGGCATTGTTCTCGCATCTAACGCTAGCGCAACGGGCGCATGGTTCCAATGGCCGGGTGGTCGCGGTGAGTTTCGCGTCGAAGCCACATTCGGCGGTGGCACGGTCAAGCTCGAGTGCAAGGGGCCGAACGGCACCGCACAGGATGTCGGCACTAACACGACGTTGACCGCCTCTGGTGGCGGCATCTTCGAGCTCGGTGCTGGTGAAATTCGCTGCAATATCGCGACGGCTACTGGCGTCTACGCTATGGCTCTGCGAATTCCGTCTGCTGCGTTCTAATGCGAACCGAAGAGCGCACATCGTCGAGGACGGCTCCAAAAACCGAGCCTCGCCCCGGGCCTGCGCCAGCGCCATCGGTAGGTTCTTTGCTGCTCGAAAATAGTTCATTCATTTTGCTAGAGACCAGCGATAAGCTGCTTTTGGAGTAAGTCATGGCCGATACCAAGATTAGTGCGTTAAGCTCCGGAGCACCGGCGCAAGCAGGCGACGAGACTGTTGTTGCTCGGTCTGGAGCAAACTACAAGCTCACGGTAGCAAACATCGTTGGCTATCTCGGCACTCCGATCACCGTCGCGAATGGCGGTACTGGTCAATCGTCGTATACCGACGGCCAGTTGTTGATTGGCAACTCCACCGGCAACACGCTCTCGAAGGCGACGTTGACGGCTGGAAGCGGCATCAGCATCACCAATGGCTCTGGCTCGATCACGATTGCAGCAACGGGCGGCGGCGGCACGGTTACTTCGGTCAGCGGTACAGGTACGGTCAGCGGCTTGACGCTGACTGGCACGGTGACGAGTTCTGGCAGCTTGACGCTCGGCGGTACGCTCTCGGTCAACCTTGCATCGAGTGTTACGGGTACGCTGCCGATCGCTAACGGTGGCACCGGATTAACCAGCGGAACAAGCGGCGGCGTGTTGGCCTTTACCGCATCCGGAACGATTGCCTCGTCGACTGCGCTGGCTGCAAATGCGTTGGTTGTCGGTGGCGGCGCTGGCGCTGCGCCGAGCAGCATTACAACGGGTACCGGCGTTGTTACTGCGCTGGGCGTTAATACGGGATCAGCAGGCGCGTTCGTTGTTAATGGCGGCGCTCTTGGAACTCCGTCCTCTGGCACGCTGACAAGTTGTACGGGCTTGCCTGTTTCAACGGGCATTTCCGGCCTTGGAAGCAACGTCGCTACATGGCTTGCTACGCCGTCAAGCGCAAATCTTGCCGCTGCGGTGACAGACGAGACGGGTACGGGCGCGCTGGTGTTTGCCAATACCCCGACCTTGGTGACGCCGGTATTGGGTACCCCG